GTTCTTTCAGTAGTAAATCCACCACCTTTTTTATTCTTAACTTGAGTTTTTTTAGATTCTATTAATTGAGGAATATAAGAGTGCTTAAAATCATAGTAAGTATAGTCTCCTAATTTCTCTACTTTTTCATGCCTTACCTCTCCATTAAATTTTACCTTTTTGTTAATATACGGAGCTATATGGCTGTTTATGAACCCACATTTAAGCAATCTAGTCTCTTCAACTAATTGTTTATTAGATAAGATAGAATGTTTATATTCCTTGAAAGCCTGGTCAAAAGTAATATCAGCTGGTATTAGATTTTCCATATCCTCTTTTTCTTTTTCTTCTTTAAAGGCTATAGCTTGAGTTTTTTTATTCTTAGGAAAAGTCTCAAGATTTTTAGTTTTACCGCTTAATTTATCGTATGCTTTAACTACCCATACAAATCCTTTTTTCCTAGGTTTTTTAACTATCCATACTTTCATTAATTATATACCTCCCTCAGTAAAGAAAATTCCAAACTTTTCTGGATCTCCATCATTTGCAGTTTTAGGATTTGCAAAAAAATCTCTGTAAGTTGGATAACTTACTACCATTAAAAATAATGGATCTTCTTGCTTTTCTATTTTTACTTTTTTTACTTCGCCAGCAGCCTCGGCATAATCTTTCATAAAAAGTTTATGAGCAGCTGGAATAGTGGGAGCGACAAAAGTTTTCTCTCTCCCAGGTAGTTTATAAGTGCATTGATACATTATGCAGCCTCCTTTTGATTTGTTTTAAAAAATAAAGCATTCTCATAACCATTGTCATTTTCTGTAAAATTATAAAATTGCTTTCCCGTCATGCCATAATATTTTTTATCATTAGCATTTAAGTAATTGGCATAAGTTTTACCAACTACTGTTTTTTTAATACCATCTGCTTTTTTGTATCTATGTAAGATATATCCAGTACCTTCTAAACCAGCCTGGACATTCGCTTTAAAGTATTTATGCCAGTTGGTAGCTTGGTTATTTTTTTTGATCTTAAAACCACCACTCCAAGCATATCCCTCGTATTTATAACCCGCTGAACTTTCTTGGCAGAAACTCCAACTTGGAAGATCATAAGATTTAAACAGTTGAGCTTTTGTTAAAGTCATTAAGCAGCCTCCTTTATTGATATTATTTTAATCGGATGATTTTCTTTTTTAATTGATGCCTCAAGATCTTTTTTTAAAGTATCTTTATCTTTAGCAACTAAAGATCTAAAATACTGATTGTTATTAAAACCCCAAGTC